CGTTCATGTTTTCTCCTTTCTTGACAATAGTTAGGAAATCCGTTACAATAAAAGCGCCATATTAGGCAAAATCAAAATTGCTTTCAAGGTTTTTACCTCCTAGCGTATTTTGCCTAATATGGCGCTTTTATTGTAACGGATTTCCTAACTATTGTCAAGAAAGGAGATGGGAAATTGAATAAGAAAAAACGACAGGCGAGTTTTAAAAAACTTGATACGCTCATAAAAGCTAGAAACGTTTCGTTTTACAAACTGTCGGAGGAACTCGGAATGGCACGAAGTACTTTTTCAGATTGGAAGTCGGGAAAATCAATGCCAAAAACAGACAAGCTAATTAAGATTGCTAATTATTTTGGCGTAGAAGTTTCTTATTTTATCGAGTAGAAAGGAGAAAACATGAACGATTTACAAATTTTCAACAATGAAGAGTTCGGAGAAGTCCGAATGACAGAAATTGACGGAAAGCCATATTTCGTAGCAACAGATGTGGCAACCGCACTTGGGTATGCGACACCGAGGGATGCAGTTTCTAGGCATTGCAAGGGAGTCGTGAAACGCGACACCCCTACATCTAGTGGAGTGCAGTCTATGTCATACATAAATGAGGGTGATTTATACCGACTTATTATGAAATCAAAATTGCCTAGCGCAGAGAAATTTGAGCGGTGGGTAATGGATGAGGTACTTCCGTCAATCAGAAAAACAGGCAGTTATGGTATGCCAAAGACAACAGGCGGTCAGATACAGCTTTTGGCACAGGGCTATACAGAACTGGAGCAGAAAGTAAACGACATTAAAGATGATGTGAGCGAGCTTAAGGACAATGTACCGCTTTACAGTTGCGATATTGACGAGATACAACAGCACGTTAAGCGCAGAGTTGTAAATATCCTCGGTGGTAAGCAGAGTGAAGCATACAGAGATAACAGTATCAGGCATAAGACATTCTCTGATATATGGACACAGTTAAAGCGTGAGTATGGTTGCGTATCTACTTATAAGAGTATCAAGAGAAAGTATATAGACGATGTGCATGAGTTTATTGATTGCTATGTAGTGCCTAAGTATCTTGACGAGCTTATTCAGGACACAAATGCTCAACAGAGTTTTGCGTAGTGAGGTAACTGTATGAGAAAAAGAACTTTAAAGCAAAAATTCTACACAGGCTGTGGCTACTCGATTTTTGGAGCATTAGCGTTTGCATTTTTCCTAGGACTATCGGTGGCATACGGAATTAAGACAGCAAGTATTATCGTTGGAGCAATCGTAACAGTATTTTGGCTGATTTTGATTGCCATATGTCTCATAGAGGAGGGCGAACCGCATGAGAAGAAAAAGGATATTGATGTTATCGACTTTAATAATTGGAACTATGACATTAAAGCCAATAACAGCGAAAGCAGATAGCAAAGTTGAGCTGACAGCCGGTGTTTCTTCCTATTTAAATAGCGTAATGCTAGGAAAGATTGAGCCGACAGTAGTTCAGAATGAGCCGGTTGTAGTTGAGCAGACCTATGAGGAGCCAACAGTTCCAACTTGCCGTAAGAAATACAGTTGTAGCCGATTTAAGAAACTAGGGCGAGTCAGATATGGCGATTACACTTATACGTGGTACTCGCAGAGAGTGTTACCTGGAGGTGGACTTAATATTCCGGGCAGACATCTGAACGAATATGGACTTGTTGTAGATGAAAACGAGTACGTGGTAATTGCAAGTGATGATTTACCACATGGAGTTGTGGTTGATACTCCTGTTGGCATACAAGGAATTGTATATGACGAAGGGAGTGGAAATGGAAATCTTAACATCTACTGCGATTGGTAGCCAATTGAAACGTCAGAGTGCTAACGATTACCTACAAGAACTATATCGAGCTAAACGGCACGAGGACAAATCGTTTGACTTTCAAGCGCTACTAGATAAAGAAATGGAGAAGCTAAATGAGCGACAATGTAAGACGAATTAGGCTAGGCGATACAAGATACAGATTGAAGCCATTAACAAGAGAGCAGAAGTTATTGCTCAACAAGGCTCATTACGTGGCAAGCGAGTGGCTTTTCGTATCGGAGTCAGACTCATGCCTAAGAGTAGTTAAGAAATCAAGCCTACATGGAAATTTGATTTTAAAAACCATAAACAAATAGAAAGAGAGGAAATGCAATGAAGATTACGCATATTTTTGCACAGAATTTTTGTAAATTCTATGGTGTAAACACATTAGACGCAGATTTTTCAATGAAAACTGTGTTATCCGGTCAGAATGAAGTCGGCAAATCGACAGTTAAGAGAATCATCCTTGATGTGCTGAATTGCCACGATGAGAACGACAGAGAGATTACAGGCATAAGACCACATGACGAAAACGGAGTTGAGATTGACGATGTTGACATCACAAGGGCTGTTACCTTTGAGATTGACGGAAAAGCAAAGACTCTGAAAAAAGTTACAAGACAGAAGCGCAACAAAAAAGGTGAGATTACAGGCAGTGTTACTGATTACTTAATCAATGATGTGCCGTACAAAATGGCTGACTACAATCAGTACATTAACGACAACATGGCAGAGCTTGGAGTGTTGCCATTCTGCTTAAATGCCATGACATTGCTCAACAAATCACAGGCAGAGCAGAGATTAGCACTTGCAAGCTATTTTGGTACACGCACTGATGAAGAAATCTGCGATATGTTTCCGCAGTTTGCCGAGCTTAAGTCAATGTTTGACGATGGCGATGTAGACCAGCTTAAAAAAGTATGCCGTGGCAAACTAAATGGCACAGGCGGTAGGAATGGTAGCAAGGGGCTGATTAAGGAGAGAGACGAAATCTCAACAAGGATTGATACAATCCATTCCACCAATGAGTACACAGGCCTTGCAGAGCTTGAACTTGCAAAGAAAGCCTATGAGCCACAGCTTAAGGAGGTCGAGGACAAGCTGTCCGACTACAACAAGATTTTGGATAGTAAACAGAAAGCCACAGAGGACATTATGAGCCTTAAATTTGAGCTTTCAGATATGAAAAGAAAAGCCAATGCCGAAAATCAGAAAAAGCGCATGGATCTTCAATTACAGCTTGACGGCTACAATGTTTCAATTCAAAAAACAGAGTCAATGATAAAAGTCGAAAAGACTAGCATTGAAAGTACTGAAAGAAAAATTGGATTTTGCGCAGAAAACTTAGAAAAGGTGCGCGCCGATTGGAAAAAGACAAAGGAGCTTGCCTTTGATGAAAGTAGTGTTAATTGTCCGATGTGCGGTCAGAAGTTGCCGGAAGATAAGATAGAGAGCATGAGAGCTGAATTTGAGGAGCGAAAAGCAAAGAACCTTAAGGCACTCGAAGATAAGGGCAATGCACTATCAAACGATAGCAAAGAGATAGCCGACCTTGAAAAGGAACTTAAACAGGCTGTCGAGGATAAGAGGACAGAGCTTAAGGAGCTGACAGAAAAGCGTGATACTGTTGCTAAAGGGCTTGAAAGCGTACCTACTGATATTGATATGACAAGCAACAGTGAGTATCAGGCGCTTAAAGCCAAAATCGAGGAAAAAGAGAAAGCCCTTGCTGATGAAAACGATACATCAGAGCTTATCAGAAAGCTCAAAAACGAGCGAAACGAACTGTTAAGGCAAGTTTCATCGGTTGACACAAAGATTGAGCTTGGTGTGGCAAATAACAAGCGTATAGACGATAGCATAGCCGACCTTGAAGATAAGAGAAAAGACCTCAATCAAGAGATTGCTGATTGGGAGAGAAAACTTGATTTACTGAAAGAATTTACTCGCAAGAAGAACGAGCTTTTACAGGCTGATGTTAATAAGTACCTTGAATTTGCTACAGCAAAGCTTTTCAGACCGCTTTTAAATGGCGATACCGAGGAGTGCTGCGACTTTGTTTACAATGGCGAAGCATATGCAAGAAATCTCAATCAGGGTGCAAGAATGCTAACAGAAGTTGACATATGCCGAGCTTTTCAAAAAGTGGCAAGCGTTAATTTTCCAATCATCATTGATGATGCAGAGAGCGTTGACGATTGGAGAATACCACAGATTGATAACCAATTGATTATGTTGAAGCATACACAGGACAAAGAGCTTGTGATTGAGGCGGTGTGATATGAAGAATGATAGATATATTGTAGAACAAGAGTTTGAACACGCAGGATATAAATGTGTCGTTACATTCAATATGATGGGGATTAGGTGCGGATATGTAGGCATTCCTAAAAACCACCCTTTATATGGTAAAGGGTATTCAGACTATCTTGAAATTAAGAAAGCAGATGTCGGAGACCGAAAAATAAGCGGTATTTTTCCGTTGCTTTTAGCTTGCCTTGATGAAGACGAAAGAATACGGATTGAAGCATATTTTTCATGCCATGGTGGTATCACCTTTGCAGATGGAGGAGAAAATTCAAACTATCCAATAGAAAGTGATTTATGGTGGTTTGGTTTTGACTGTGGACATTGTGACGATGCAAAAGAACTTAGACTCGCTTATGAGAGATTTCCTAATTATAGAAAAAGCCTTGCTATGCAGATTGAGTGTGAAGAGAGATTCCACATTGATGGATTGATAATCCGTACAGAGGAATATGTAGCAGAAGAGTGCAAGAAGTTGGCAGAACAGCTAAAAGAGTTTGAAGAAAGTGAGGAAAGTTGATGAGTGTAAAAGGATATAAAGCATTCAACAAAGGAATGATATGTAAGGGCAAGCAATACAAAAAAAATACGACTTACGAAGAAAATGGGAACAAAATATGTAAAGCTGGTGTAATGCATTTTTGCGAAAATCCATTTGATGTACTGAATTATTATCCACTTGTAGATGAAAATGGAGATATTTCAGATTTTGCAGAAGTTGAAGCCGTTGGAGATATTTATAAAAAAGGAAATAAGTCGGCAACAAACAAGCTACATATTGGTGCAAAACTTGGGCTTAAAGGATTCATCAAGGCTTGTGTGGATTTTACTATTGAAAAGACAAGGATTGAACCTATAAAAAATAACGAAGCTGATAACAGCAATAAAGATTACGCAAAGATAGGTTCAAGTGGAGATTCCGCAAAGATAGGTTCAAGTGGATATTCCGCAAAGATAGGTTCAAGTGGATATTACGCAAAGATAGGTTCAAGTGGAGATTCCGCAAAGATAGGTTCAAGTGGAGATTACGCACAGATAGGTTCAAGTGGATATTCCGCAAAGATAGGTTCAAGTGGATATTCCGCACAGATAGGTTCAAGTGGAGATTCCGCACAGATAGGTTCAAGTGGATATTCCGCAAAGATAGGTTCAAGTGGAGATTACGCACAGATAGGTTCAAGTGGATATTCCGCACAGATAGGTTCAAGTGGATATTACGCACAGATAGGTTCAAGTGGATATTACGCACAGATAGGTTCAAGTGGATATTACGCACAGATAGGTTCAAGTGGAGATTCCGCAAAGATAAGTTCAAGTGGATATTACGCACAGATAGGTTCAAGTGGATATTACGCACAGATAGGTTCAAGTGGATATTCCGCAAAGATAGGTTCAAGTGGAGATTCCGCAAAGATAGGTTCAAGTGGATATTACGCACAGATAGGTTCAAGTGGAGATTACGCACAGATAGGTTCAAGTGGATATTACGCAAAGATAGGTTCAAGTGGAGATTCCGCAAAGATAACATCCGAGGGCAATAATTCCGTAGTTATGGCAGCAGGCTACAATTCAATAGCAAAAGCGAAAATCGGTAGTTGGATAACATTAGTGGAATGGATTAGAACTGATAAAACGGACGATAAAGGTAATTGCATATGGAAACCTAGGTGTGTAAAAACTGAATATGTAGATGGAAAGCACATTAAAGAAGATACATTCTATAAATTAGTTGATGGTGAATTTAAAGAAATAGAAAGTGAGGAATGATTATGATTAGCATAGACTTGGGTAATGTAAAAATTAATGGTAGCAGAATGTTAGTAAAGGCAGAGCTTGCTACGCTCTTAAAGGTTTGCAAAGATGTCATGGGAGAAGAAGATTATAAATACTGCATAGAAAAGGCTGAAACTAGTACAGAAGAAATTTGCAAAGATATTGATAAAGAGATTGGCAAAGATGCTCGCATGAACCTTGAAAAAATTATACGGATTATTCTTGGAATAAAGGAGGATAAATAATTATGGCAGAGAATACAACAGTTACAATCCCAGAAAACAAAACAGAGGTAGTAGCACACAATAACAAGGTAACAGATTACAGCCTTGGCATTTTTGGAACATCAGACAATTTTATTATGGCTATGCAGATGGCAAAGGCATTGGCTGAATCAACGATTGTTCCACAAACATACCAGAAAAATGCGTCTAACTGCTTAATTGCTATCGAACAGGCGCAGAGAATGCATATTAGTCCGCTTATGGTTATGCAGAATCTTTATCCAATACAGGGCAAGCCAAGTTGGAGCAGTAAATTCTTAATAGCTTCAATTAATGCTAGTGGAAAATTTGACATGGAATTACAGTACGATGAAACAAAGGATAAAGACGGAAAGCCTTACTCGTGCGTTGCGTGGACTATGAAGAATGGAAGAAGAGTTGAGGGCATGGAAGTCAATATGCAGATGGCAAAAGACGAGGGCTGGCTAAATTACTTTTTGAGATAGGTGGTAGATAATGGTGGATATGGTATATACATGGGATGTTCAGACAAAAACATGGACTCTTTGCAGGGATGATAAATTGCGCCATGGAGATATCAGAAATCTGCCTTGGGCATTAGCCATCAAATTCAATAATCACTATGATGTATGTATTAATGGTACAGCAATGCATGGTATAAGGAATTTAGAGGAATTAAATAATTTTTCTGGACTGGTATCCTGCCTACCATATAGAGAGCACCATTATGTATATTTTTTTCCATTTCGTTGGAGAATTAGCAAAGGAGATAATCGCAACTA